TTCCATCATAATTTGGTGATACATTTGGTTTTCCAATGTGAACAGGCCCATTCAATACCGCAGTTCCAGTTGGTGCTTTATCAGGTGCAATATAAGAAACATCATTTGTTCCTACAACTAATTTGTCTGTTTGAGTTCTAGAAATGTTCATAATGATTTTAATTCAAGAGGTTTAAAATGTGCAGATATTGCTCCAAAGTTTTCATCTGCAAAAGCAGACGCAACAAAGAATCCATATTGCATTTGAATTTGTTCTGTTGCAACAATACTTAGATCTTTTGATGCTTTCATAGTAATGTCTTCTGCTTGCATTCTTATAGAACCCTTACCATCACCAATGTCTATAAGTTTTTCCGCTGCAAGGGTAAGATCACCATCCTTGTCACCACCTGTGGCATGTAATCTAATATTATTGCCTCGCAAAACAATATCTCCATTATCAGCTTCAATGTAAACATCACCTCTTTTACACTTAATACGTTTTGCTGGCATACAAGAGTCAATATTCTTTCTATGAATAAAGCCATCTCCAAGATATTCATAGGATTGACCTTGATTGACTAACACATGTCTTGAATTTCCAGGCCCGTTTGGTGTTGCATTTTGTCCAGTTGATTCATGGAAAGACATTGATTGTCCATCTTGAGTTGTAACTCTATAAAGGACTCTACCATGAGGAGATTGTTCTCCACTACTAATAGTGTGTCTTAATTTTCTTTTACTTTCAAAGTTTTTCTTATCTGACATTTTATTTTTGAATACAACTAATTACGGTGACAACAGATTTCTGAGTAATCTCAGCAAGACTTTGAGCATCTTCAACTTTAGTAAATTTAAGAACAGGTAATAATACTGCTCCATATCCAGTATCAGTATTTATTCTTAGATCTGGAAGATTTGTAAACCCAAATCCACCATTAACCACAGATGCACCTATGATACTGCCATTTTGTACATTTAACTGAACTTCAGCAGATCCAGTTCCAGATACTGTTCCTGTTGTTCCTGTTTCAACCACAGTTCCAGTTGCATCTCCAGTGACTGTTTCATCATCACTTACACCAGTGACAATATTAATATCAGTATCAGATCCTATGTTTCCAACAACAGTAACAGTATCATTATCATTATAACCTAAACCAGCAGTTTGCACAAATACATCATCCAATGTTGTAACGTATGATACCTCACCATCATAGTTTTCATTTGGATTAGGAATCACCTCTGTCTGAGTCAGAGTTCCATCTTCATTGAGAGTTGTTTCAGTTGTATTTGGTAAGAAACCTGAGCCTGAATTTGTAATTACAACATCTGTGACCTGTCCATCTTCATTAATTCTTGTGAATCCACCAGCAGCGGATCCATTTCCACAACTGTCAGTAAAAGTCAGTTGTGGTGGTGAGGTAAATCCTGATCCTGGCCCACCTATTGCAACCCCGATAATATTTCCAAGAGCATTTACAATCGCACTACCTGTAACTCCTTGTCCCCCACCACCGATGAAGTCAACTGTTGGTGGGCCACAACGAAGAACATTTGTGCTGCAGTCAGGACGACTTGGAACTGCTGGGATTGCATTGTTGATATCCTCCAACAAAGGATTGATTAGTTTATTCAGTGATGCTTTACCAATAATATTATCAAAGGAATCTCTTATCTCTTTTTGAACACCATACTTATAGTTAAATCTAGTGGGCTCTGGGCAAGTAACTCCGTCACACCCTAAAACACTCGTGAGAATATTTGAGAATCTAATTGCTTTTGAAAAAATTTCACTGGGAAGTGCGATTCCACCACCTTGAAGACTATCCAATTGTCTAAACAATCCACCAAGATCATTATCTAAAACATTTAAAACTTGTCCAAACATATCTCCTAAAAAATTTTCAATCGCACAAACAGGAACATCTATGATGCTACCCAACATATTTTCTAAACTACCCTCCAAATAATCAAGTAGTTCATCTGAAATTTTATTAATATTACAAAAAATTAAATCTTCTAAATTTTTAGTCGCTTGACCTGTTGTGAATTGATTAAATTTATCAACTCTATCTCTCAAAGTTTTATTTAATTTTCCAACACTTTCTTGTATCAACCACGATCTACCACGACGAATTAAACCTGTCATCGTACCGTGAATTTCTGATGCAGTTTGTTTTATCTCAGTTTGAACATCAATTAAACCACCATAAATGGGATCTAAGTAGGTATCTGCTTCATTTAATGCTTTTGCTTTTCTCAAGAATTGTGTGAACTCTTGCATTTTATATGTTATTTTTCCGATTTCATTTTCTGCACATTTTATTTCATGTGCAACTGTTTCAGAAGAGGTTTTTGCATCGTTTAATGCTGATGCAACGGTGAGTTCTGCGTTAAAATTATTCTTAGTTGTTCTATCACCTTCACCAGTTCCTACTCCTAATCCAGAAAGATCTGCTGAAGCTATTAATTTATCTTTGCCAGGGTTTGCGGTAAAACCTTTAAATGTAGAAAATCTTGTTGCATTATTATTAGAACGAAGATCTGACTCTGATGTTTCATACTTATTAAGCCACTCTGGCATGTACAGAGTTGAAGTGATGACTGGTTGTTGTTTGTCATCATCAAGCCAAGTGCCTAACACAACCTCTCCACCCTGATATTGAACAGTCTCCCCAGATCCACCAACTGTGCTGACATTTGGTGCTAAAGCAATGTGTGCTAGTGGTAATTCATAATCTTTTAAATCATCAATGTCATGATACCCACAGATACGCACTCGGCATCTATGAGAATAGATATCTATTTCACCCTCATTAAAATCTATTTCTAAAGCTTTTCCCCACTTTCCTAGTTCTGGATCAGTAACCTGACCAATCCAGAATTCGGGGTTTTTACCAGCAAAATTTGAGTACATTTAGTCGTCGTAAATTAAACACTCAGGTTCATCTGGGTGATTATCACAAAACAATTCTAAAGCATTAGGATCGTGATGATCCCCAGCTTCTATCTCTTGTTTATGATGCTCTGCATATTCTTCTAGTTCATGCAGTTCTTCTTTTGCATGTCTGCGTGCTGCTGGATTCGCTTGTGGGTCATCCGCAATTTGTTTATCCTTTTCAATGTGATCTTCAATTGATTTCATTTGATTCTCCTTTTTCTTTTATTTAAGCAGTTGGCGTGAACACATCTCTTATAAGAGTTAGATGAGTGCTAAATTTACCATTACCTACATCATGCATCAATTTTGCTATTAAATATTTACCACTAATATCATTAGTTTTTTCATTTCCCAAGTCTAAATTTTCTTCATTAGGGTTATCAGGATCCATGAGAGGGAATCTAACTGATATTGTTTGTCCAGCTCTGAGTGATGGATTTAATGAAACTTTAATAGTCAATGATTGAGAAAAAAGTAAACTGTTTCTAGCATATGATTTGTTCTGATAGATAGAAAGTTCATTTACTTGTTGAACATCTTCTAATGCGGATGTTTCAGATTTTTGCATCGCACCCACATCTCTTAGTCTAAGCATTCTTCGTGATGATTTATTTGAAACATCACGAGGTATCTTTGGTGGTCTTATAAGATTTGATACTTCATCTATATTAAATTTTACCACTTCTTCCTTGTGTTTGTCAAGGTCTATGTATATGGTTTCATTTGAATACGTTCCAGCTTTTAAATTCATTGTAAGATCACCACCACTATTAAATACATAATCATCTATCACAAAATCATTTACTGTACTTACTTCAGTTTTATCATATTCTGCTACTGGTTCTTGTTTCATTAACGATTCAATTGATTTAAAGTGATAACCATCAAAATTTTCAAAAAATAAAAATCCAAAATCATCTTTTGATGCCTGAGACTTTGGTTGTAATCTTTGAATAATATCAAATGCTTTCTGTTGATTTCCAACAAATGTATAATTGTTTGTTGTTTGATTAATATCACTGACTGATTTTGTTGTTTGAATACCTTTTATATCCTTTGTCATTATATCTTTAACATGATTGCCAACATTACCAGTAAATCTGCGATTTAATCTTGCAGTTTCATTTTTAATAAAATCCTTTGAAACAAATTGTAGAGTAATTGATTGTTGTTTGACACCCGATACAATATCTTTTACATCATTAAGAATTAACTCATGTTTATCTTTTGAGATGATAAAATCATCAAGATCAACATCATCTTCAGCATCTGCTTTAATTGCAAGTCCTTCGCCACCATAAACACCCTTTGCAGATAAAATACCATCAGTATCTAAAACAGTGATTTCAACTGAAACAGATGGACTTGTAATGCTCTCACAGTAATTAATTTGGGGATTACCTTTCAACAAACCAAATTCACCACTCAGAGTTTTAGAATCTGAGTCGGCTGGAAAAAGACTACATTGTTTTAGAGTAAATTTATTTGACATTATCTTCTATTTACAATTTTTGTGCCTTGTTTTTGAATAATGGTACGAACGATAGTTGTGGTTGGTGTACGAGATTTTGATGATGGTGGTATAAATTTAATATCTCTATTCGCTACTATATTTACATCCTGTTTTGCAACCATCAATTCAGGCCCTCTTTCACCAACAAGTGAAACATCACCTTTATTTAAGTACCCACCACCCTCTCTTTGTTTAAGATTTTTTAAAATACCAGTTAAAAGATTTTCTCTTGGTTCGTATTGTTTTTGAGCATACTTGAAACCTTCTGTAAATGCCTTTTGATATCCCTCAATGTATCCTCTTTCATAAAAAACTTGAGAATTATTTTGTTTAGAAAACATCTGAGTCATCATTTGCATTTTTTCCGATGTTATCTTTCTTGATCTAGCATTCAATTCTTGTTCCTTTTTACTCAATTGCATTCTAGATAAAGAAATGTTAGATAATAAATTTAAATTTTTAGAACCTGATGATTGTAAAAATTTTTGTGTTGAGATTACCATAACTATATGTGCATTAAGTTAAGATTTTGTCTGCTATTAGATTCAGAGATATTAATAACGAGTAAAGGTGAGTCGGGTGATTTAACAGGATCGGGGCCAACCGCTACATCACCTCTTCTTCGTGATGATTCTTCATTTACAACTTGATTTGATCCCTCTATAATTTCTGGTGGTAAATTAATTACTGAATCACCTACTTGAGAGTTGTCAGACAACTCTTTATAATCAAACTTATTTTTAAGTTCAGGCAATAAATTTTTAAAAACTTTAGCACCACTCTCTGTTTCTCCAACTTCTAAAATATCACTTAACTTATTAATACCACTCTCTATTTTACCAGATTCTAAGAAGTCACTAAATTTATTCACTGCTCTTGGCAATGATTCAGTCATTTTATTAATCTCTCTATTAATACTTTTAACACCTTCGGTTCTACCCTTCTCTCCACCAGTCAATCTTTCAAATACAGTTCTCATGATAATATTTGGTATTATCGTGCCATCACCTTTTGGTATAAACAATTCTAGGCCTTTCTCACCTACAACATATGACTTACCTTCAGTTACGTCACCACCTTCACTTCTGAAGAACGGTTTTTGAAAATTTATTCCTGTTGTTGATTTTAATAGATCAGCAGGCAAATCTATTATTCCTTTAATAGTTTGTAGACCATCTATCAATGAGTTCTTAAAGGAATAATTTTTGATTTTCTCAGTTTTATTATATTCAAATGTTGAACCTCTTTCGTTATCACTTGGATTTGGGTTTACATATGAAACTCCTTTATCATTTTCAAAAGCTGAGCCTGGAGTATTTTTAATTTTACTTTTGTTAATTTCTTTATCATTCCCACTTAATAAATCTTCGCCAGTGCCACCAATTATTGACGCTAAAGCACCACCCAATGCTAAGGCTGGAATCACTGGTAAATTCGATTTTGACTCTTTATCTACGTCTCCAGATATCTTTTGAGTATCAACCCTAGATGGGTCAAACGGCCCCATCAATAAATCTCTTGGTCTTTCTTTTTGTGATATATCTTCCTCTGCAAATACTTGTTCTTGTTTCGATTCTATCTCATCACGTTTCATTCTCTGATCATCTACGATCACATTTGTCACCTCATTAATTTGAGTCTGAACATTTTGCACTCCAGAGTCAAAATTAACTTGTAGAGTTTGAATAAGTCTTGCTAAATCAAGTTGAATTGCGTTTAATTGTGATTGCAAATTATTTGAATTTGACAAGGCTGCATTCGCTATTTGATCAATTTCAACAATTTGATCAAAGAAATTATTCAAAGTTATTTTCTTTTTAGGTTGTTCCTCATCCATACTTTTGAGCACCCTCTTCCTGTTGTCTCTTCAGATTTTCATTTTCAATATGATCTCTAAGAAGAGCGAGATAAATGTCTCTCTCCCAAGGCATCATATTTTCAAGTTCTGTCAAGCTATATTTATGGTATTGCATGAGAGCGAAATTAATTCGATAGTATGACTCTAAATCCTCTCTTGCAATACTCAACCGAAAAAATCGGCTAGACCCTCCAGAACAATACTATTTTTCTTCTTTGTATTTGGATTAGTTACTTCAATTGTATGAGATAACTTAGGCATTGTTGCAAAAAATCTCTCAACTTCCTTATATTGTTTTGAATTTAGTTGTTCAATGAATTCAACTCTCTCCTTCGCAGTGTAATCCTTTGCCTCCCAAGCGTCTTCTTCGGTATAAATTGTGTCAATACATTCTGAAATTATTTTAAATGTTTTATTAACATTTTCATTTGGATCATCATTTACTTCAAAATTAGAATCAATAAACTGATTAATAGATGGATATTTCATACGAAGAGTCATTTTATCATCAAGAACAATATCAGCCTTGTGACCTTTTTGTTTGACAACTTGTATTTCATCCACATATATCGTTACAGGAACTTCTGTTTCACCATCATCAGGACATGTAATTCTAACATTAATTGATTCTCCAATTGACTTAGCACGAATATTCAGAAAAATATATTCAATATCAAAAGTTGGAAGACTATCAATATTGACTCCTCTTGTCAAAACACATTTTTTCAAAACATCCTTAACTGCGTTTGTAATTTCAGTTTGACCTTTTGATTCCAGTGCGATAATTAAAATCTTTTCTTCTTTAACTAAAAATGGTCTATATTTTATTTTTTTACCTGTTGAAGGCAATTTCAACTCATATGTTGGAGTTGTTATTGTTGGCAATGGCATAATAATCTATTCAGTATTTTATATAGGAGAGAAATCTAAGCCTCGTATGAATTATCACTATTTTCTTGTGTATTATTACTCGTATTAATTATACCACCAGTGGCAATGGGAAGTTGTACATAATCTCTTTTATCAAAAGAAGTAAAGAATCTATCATAAGCTAATTGAATTGAACATCTTAGAATAGATGATTGTCCATAAGATATTCTCATAGATTCAAGATTTTGTGGCCAAACATTTACAAATTCATAATGTGTAGTTGTAGTGGTTGATCTTGGACTACCATCAAAGTTTCTCCCTTCTAAAAAAGTGTCTCTTTCAAACTTAGAAAGATGAATGATCTCTTTATAGTTTTCTGGATAATTTAATCTACCGTAAGCATTTAATTTCTTTCTATTAGATAATGGATTAATATAGGTCATCCAATTTTCCAATACTTGTAATACAAGATGATCAGCGTCAATATAAAAAGTCAAATTTAAAGGTGGAAACTGTCTTAAAGTTGGAAATACCTCTTGGACACCTTGATGATGACCAACGGCCTGTGTTGTTAGGTATGATGTGCCAGGAATTTCAGCTTGAGTGCATAATAGATTTATTTTCTGCATAAAATCAGCACCAATTGCTCTTCTATCACCAGACAGAGTATTTGCTTGAGCAAGCCATTTGTCATAGTTTCCAAAACTAAATGATACCTGATAAAAGGTATCTAGAGATACACGAGATACAGGATCCCGAATATCAAGCATATTTTTTGGTTTAAGTTCTGACTCTTTTGGAAACGACACGATAAATAAACTAGGGTTATAATACTATGTATGAGTTATAAAGGAATATATAGACCTTCCAATCCTAAAAAATATAAAGGCGATCAACATAATATTATTTATAGGTCTTTATGGGAGAGAAAATTCATGAACTATTGTGATTTAAATGAGAATGTGCTTGAATGGGCATCTGAGGAGTTCTGGATTCCTTATTTAGATCCAACAACTAATCGTGTTCGTAGATATTTTCCTGATTTCTTTATTAAATATAAGGACAAGGATAATAATATTCGTAGATCAGTGATTGAAGTGAAACCATT